CGCAAATTCTGCGATATGCGGCGGAGACATGGGGCTGCGGTGAGCGCACTGCTGAAACTTACATGTCTCGCGCCCGTCAACTTATGGCGCTTGATGCCGAGCTAGAACGCCCGCAGTGGCTGGCTGCTGCTGTAGCCCGACTGCAGGATTACGAACGCTTGGCGCGAGATAAAGGCAACCTGAGCATTGCGATTAAAGCCCTCGAAGACCAAGCCAAGCTGCTGCGGTTTGAGATGTCATGAGTCTGCTGGCTGGCATTGTTGAACCCGGCAAGTTGCTTGGGTTTATGGATGTTGCCACGCAGGAAGACACAGGCCACCTATTGCAACGCATCCGCAATGACCTGCATCCAGGGCAGCTTGCGTTTGTCAATGACGACACCACCGAAATCATTGGCATCAGTGCTGGTTATGGGGCCGGCAAGACCCGTGCGCTATGCGCCAAGGCGGTGATGCTTGCTGCAGCCAATCAAGGCTTCATTGGCGCGGTGATGGAACCCACCGGCCCGTTGATTCGTGACATCTGGCAAAACGACTTCGAGCAATTCCTAGAGGCGTACGACATCCCGTACACGTTCAGGGCTAGCCCGCTGCCGGAATACATGCTGCACTTGCCAGGCGGTGACACCAAGATCCTGTGCCGCAGCTTTGAGAATTGGAGTCGCATTATTGGCCTCAACTTGGCATGGGTGCTTGCTGACGAGATTGACACCGTGACACCCAGCATTGCCAACAAGGCATTCCCCAAGATCCTTGGTCGCTTGCGGTCTGGCAATGTCAGGCAGTTTGGCGCCGCCAGTACACCCGAGGGCTTCCGCTGGATGTGGAACACGTTTGGCAGCGAAGAGGCGCAAGGTCGCGAGGACCGCAAGCTGATCAAGATGCGGTCAGTGGATAACCCACACCTGCCGCCGGACTTCATCGAGAGGCTGCAGGCCAACTACGACCCGACGATGTTGCGGGCATACCTCGATGGCGACTTCGTCAACCTCGCTACAGGCACCGTTTACGACCGCTTTGATCGCAGCAAGCATGTAACAACTGAGCTGCCGGACCTTGACCGCGAACCGTTGCGCATCGGCGTTGACTTTAACGTCGGCAACATGTCTGCCGTTATCGCGGTACGCATAGGCGACAAGCTGCTAATCATTGATGAAATATCAGGCGCGCATGACACCGATGCATTGGCGCAGGAAATTAAAAGCCGCTATCCACATCGGCGGATGTACGTCTACCCCGACGCCAGCGGCGGCAACCGCAGCACCAATGCAACCCGCACTGACATACAGATCCTTGAGTCCTACGGCATGTCTAACCAATCACCTAAGGCAAACCCTCCGGTTCGTGATCGCGTCGCTGCTGTTCAGGCTTTGCTTGAAAATGGTAAAGGTCAAGTCAGGATGCAAGTGTCAGAAACTTGCAAGCGGCTTATCGAATGTTTAGAGCTGCAGTGCTACACCGAAAAAGGCGACCCCGATAAGGATGGCGGTCATGATCACATGAATGATGCGCTCGGTTACCTGATCTGGCGTGAGTTCAACCCACTGCACGCTGGCGCTGGCCGAGGCACTGGCATCAGGTTGTATTAAGTGCGTAAACTGTTGGCATCGCAGGCGGTCTAATGTACACCGGCTATAACTTTTACGACAGGCCGCTTGCTCAACGGCAGGTCACAAATGTCAATGACCCCAACACCGTTTGGTATGCGCAAGAGCCGCATTGGATCTTGATTGAAGACCTACTGCAAGGCACCTACGGGATGCGCCGCAAGCATCGCCGATACCTGCCACAGGAACCACGGGAGCTAGATGAGTCCTACGACAACCGCCTAGCGCGTAGCGTCTGCCCGCCGTATTACGCACGCCTTGAGCGGATGCTGGCTGGGATGCTGACCCGTAAACCCGTAAGGCTTAACGACACATCAGACACCATCCGCGAGCAGTTGTTTGATGTCAACCTGATGGGTGATGACCTCAATGTATGGACTTATGAAACCGCACGCAAGATGGTCCGTTATGGCCACGTTGGTACATTGGTGGATGCACCTGCTGATGGGGGTAGACCCTATTGGGTGACATACACTCCAAGGCAAATCCTTGGTTGGCGGTCTGAACTGCAAGATGGCCAGCAGAAACTGACCCAACTGCGACTGCTGGAATCCACCATCGTGCCTGATGGCGAATACGGCGAAAAGGCCGTTGAGCAAATTCGTGTACTGACTCCCGGTGAATACCAGTTGCATCAGAAAGACGACCAAGGCGACTTCAAGATCATTGATGAAGGCCGCACCAGTCTGAACGAGATCCCATTCAGCGTTGCCTACGCCAACCGGCATGGTTATCTGGAATCACGGCCACCGCTTGAGGACATCGCCGAGCTGAACCTAAAGACCTATCAAGTGCAGTCGGACCTCGACAACCAGTTGCACATCTCAGCAGTGCCGATGCTGGCGTTTTATGGCTTCCCGTCAGCAGCAGAGGAAGTTTCCGCCGGCCCCGGAGAGGCGATTGCATTTCCTGCTGATGGTCGCGCCGAGTACATCGAACCCGGTGGTAGCAGCTTTGATTATCAGTTCCGCCGGCTAGAGCAACTGGCAGCGCAGATCAACGAACTCGGCCTGTCGGCAGTGCTCGGTCAAAAGCTATCGGCTGAAACCGCTGAAGCCAAACGAATCGACCGCAGTCAAGGTGACAGCACGATGATGGTCATTGCGCAAAACGTGCAGGACATGATCGACAACAGCCTGCAATTTCATGCGCAATTCCTTGGGCAAAATGAAGCTGCCGGTAGCTGTCACGTCAACCGTGACTTCATCGGTGCACGGCTTGACCCGCAGGAAATCCAAAGCCTGCTGCAGCTTTACACTGCTGGCACCATCACCCAAGAAACGCTCCTTCAGCAGCTTGCTGACGGCGAGGTGCTGGGTGATGACTTTAACGTAGAGGAGGAGCTTGAGGCCACGGCCAATGCGGGAATGGATTTACAACCTATTGGACTGGCTAACCGACAGGCTGATCGAGATGATGGAGAAACTGGAACCGATTCCTCCGAGGAAGCAAGAGCTTGATTATCACGTTTCATTGCTACCTGACGAAATCCTCGCCATTGTGCGCGTCACTTGGTATCGCAACGGCAAGGCTGATGAGGTAGACCAAGTGGTGCTGCATGAAGATGGGCAAAATGGCTACGACGCCTTTGCGGCCTTAGTGCAGTCTGCATTAAAGAAAGGCGCTAATGTCAGCATCCGATCGGGGTATGCGCCACAGGACTTAGGCATCTACCAATGAGCACACCTGAGGCGCTATATCGCAATGCCATCGACCTGAACCGTTATAGCAACAGCGTTGCGCGTAGGGTCATCAATGCGTATAACGACATCATCATTGATGCAACTAATCAACTGCGCACTATTGATGAGCTAGCGGCACCTGTAAAGGCAGCACGACTGCGGGCAATCTTGGCGCAACTGAAGGAGTCGCTTGGTACATGGGCAGGTGATGCAACTGAGCTGACGGCATTGGAACTGCAAGGCTTGGCGGAACTGCAATCGGAGTTCGTTACTGAGCAGTTGCGCCGTGCGCTGCCAGTTGGCGCCCGCGATGCAGTACGCACTGTTGAGATCAGCCCGCAATTTGCGCAGTCGGTTGTGACGACAGACCCGACGCAACTAAACGTGGTTGCGCTGAGCGATGACCTGTTTGCAGCAGTGCAAGGCGCACCAGCAACATTCAGCCTTACCGCTGCCCAAGGTGCGACTATCACGTTGCCTAATGGCGAGGTGATCAGCAAAGCATTTCGCGGCGTTGCTGTTGACCAAGCGGAGAGGTTTTCGCAGGTGGTACGACAAGGACTGCTAACAGGTGAAACCACACCGGATATTGCCAAGCGGTTGATAGGCAGCTTGCAATTTGGCGAGGAAGCTAAGACCGTCCGGCAATTGGTCGCCGCAGGCGGGCAGTCAACGGCTATAGCCGACAACCAAATCGTGACCCTTGTCCGCACTAGCATCAATCAAGTAGCAAATACCGCCAGCCAGCAGGTATATGAAGCAAATCAAGATATCACTAAAAAGTATCGCTATGTGGCAACACTGGATACCCGCACCAGCAGCATTTGCCGTGCATTGGATGGTCAGCAGTTTCCATACGGCAAAGGGCCAACTCCGCCGCAGCACTTCAACTGCCGATCAACGACAGTGCCGGTGATCGATTACGAAGGGCTTGGCTTCACGCCTCCGCCGCCCGCCAAACGTGCATCAGCAGGCGGGCAAGTGCCAGCGGACGTGTCTTACGGCAACTGGCTGGCAAATCAGCAAAAGGGCGAATCTAAAACTGATCTGCTGACTAGGCAAACAGAAGCACTTGGTGCGGAAAAGGCCAAATACTTTAGAAGGCTTGCAAAAGATAACGGACCAGATCAAGCCATCGCCAAGTTGGTGCGCGATGATGGCTCTGAGTTAACCTTAGAACAACTAAGCAAACGATATGGACCTGCCTAGCCTGCGGCATTTTCGCAATACCGGCATCTATAGCGACCCCGTTGAGGCGCTTGTCGGTGAGGCATGGGTGCCAGCGATTTATACCGACAAAGGCTGGGCAACCGCAGACGGCGCTAGCCTGTTGACAGGTATCCAGGAATGGCGTCATGCCGCTGAAGCGGGGCAAGTCACAGAGTGTAATCTCAGCCAACATCAAGGCGGAGATGAAAGCGGGCAAGCCGCAAAAGCAGGCAATCGCAATCGCGCTGTCAAAAGCCGGAAAATCACGCAAGCCAAAGGGTAAGAAGTGATGCCTAAGTACACCGGACCAGCCAAGCCTCAAAAGCCCATGCCCAAGAAAGGTGGCAAGAAGAAATGAAACGCGGTGACCGGGTTAGCTGGAACTACCAAGGCAAACGCACCTTTGGCGTTGTCACCAGCATCGGCGGTGAACGGGCGACCATACCCACGCAAGGCGGTGGTAGCGTCACCCGCGTTGGAAGCATGGATGATCCGATCGTGCGGATTAAGTCCGAGTCAACCGGCAATGCGGTTATCAAAAAGCGGTCAGAGCTGAAACCTGCACCACGGCGATGATCACCTATCGCGGCGAACAATTTGAGGGCTACAACAAACCCAAGCGGACGCCTAACAACCCAAACAAGTCGCACGCGGTGCTTGCTAAAGAAGGCGACACCATCAAGCTCATCCGTTTCGGCCAGCAGGGTGTATCTGGCTCACCAGCACGAACAGGAGAGTCAGCAGCAGACAAGGCCAGAAGGGCATCATTCAAAGCACGGCACGCGCAAAACATAGCCAAGGGTAAACTCAGCGCTGCTTACTGGGCGGACAAGGTGAAGTGGTAACACGCTCCTGCGCGTGAATCCAACTCTTTAATTCAGAGATATACCACCGCAAATCTTGCGCCTTGGCAGCGTGCCAGCCATTATCAGTTCTGCGATATAGGTCCTCATGGCGATCAATTGCGTCAAGGCATTGCTTGATCAGTTGATTCCATGGTTGGCGAACCGGCGTATCCCATTCGCGTGCCATTCCCCTGTGGCTGTTACGATGACAGCGTAATTAAGCCTGCGGCTTATCCATGTCAGATGAAACACAAACCCAAGAGCCTGCGGCTGCTGGGGGCAACAACGAAGCATTGCAACGCAGTGTTGAAGCATTGGAGCGCAAGAACCAAGAGCTGATCGCTGAGTTGCGTGCGGCCAAGTCAAAGAAACTACCGGATGGCGTAGATGTCGATGAGCTACTTGAGTTCAAGCGACGCGCCGAACAAACTGAGCTTGAATCGCAAGGAAAATACTCCGAAGCAAGACAAGCTTTGGAGCAGCAATTCCGTGAGGCGACGGCGCAGAAGGACCAGCGCATTGCTGACCTCGAAACCCGCGTGCGTGAACTTGAACTCGTCACGCCAGCCGTGACCGCATTGGCTGAAATTGTCCATGACCCCGACTTGGTATTAAAGACCAAGTTGAGCAGCGATCAGATCGAACGCGACCCTGATGGCACCGTTGTTGTGGTCGATGGCTACCAGCGGACCCCTGTCACCGAATGGGCCAAGTCGCTGCCGGCATGGATGCAAAAGCAACCGCGTCCGCAAGGTTCTGGGGCACCATCAGGTCAAGCTGTAGGCACCGTGCCAGCAGGCATGAAGAACCCATTTAGCAGGGATTCATTTAACCTGACCGAGCAATCACGGCTATTCAAAACAGATCGTGATTTGTACGACCGGTTGAAAGCTACAGCTAACCGCTAGCATGTCGGCAACCGGCTGCGCTGGTGCCAGGGCTGCGCCCACACCGTAAACCATTTCCCCGAGATGAATCATGGCGACTCTTCGCTCTGACATCATCATCCCCGAGATTTTCACGCCTTACGTCATTGAGCAAACCACTCTTCGCGATGCCTTCTTGGCTAGCGGCGTGGTTCAACCGATGGCTGAGCTGAACGCTACCGAGGGTGGTGACTACATTAATGTTCCGTTCTTCAAGGCCAACCTGTCTGGCGACTTTGAAGTGCTGACCGACAGCACCTCACTGACACCTGGCAAGATCACTGCTGACAAGCAAGTTGGTGTCATCCTGCACCGTGGCCGCGCCTTTGAGTCACGCGACCTTGCAGCCCTTGCTGCTGGCGCTGACCCCATGGCTGCTATCGGCGCCAAGATCGCTGATTACGTTGCCAACCAGCGTCAGAAGGATTTGCTGTCTTGCCTTGCTGGTGTCTTCGGCACCCTCGGCACTACTAGCTCATCTGCTGCTTTCTTTGGTCTTACCATCGACGGCGAATCTGGCGACACCCCTACGGTGTTGAGCCCCCGCCACGTTGCGGAAGCCCGCAGCCTGCTGGGTGATCAAGGTGACAAGCTGGCTGCTGTTGCCATGCACTCCAAGGTCTACTACGACCTAGTTGAGCGCAAGGCGATTGATTATGTCAGCACCCTTGACGCTCGCGGCACTACTACCACCCAATCAGGCGGCAGCATTGCTGGCGCATACGGTGGTGACAATTCCGTGCCTACCTACATGGGTCTGCGCGTAATCGTCTCCGATGATGTGCAAGTTGAAGGCACTGGCTCCACCAGTGAGTATGCCACCTACTTCTTCACCCAAGGCGCTGTTGCCTCTGGTGAGCAGATGGGTATGCAGACTGAAACCGATCGTGACATCCTCGCCAAGAGTGATGCCATGTCGATTGACCTGCACTACTGCTACCACCCTGTTGGCAGCAAGTGGGGCGTGGCCACTCCTAACCCGACTCGCGCTCAACTGGCAACAGTTGGCAACTGGTCGAAGGTGTACGAACTCAAGAACCTTGGGATCGTGCGGGCTACAAACACCTCTAACTTCGATTGAGGTAACTAACCATGGCACAACCTTCCCAGTTTGAACTGTCCACCGAGCAGTACCTCGAAGCCACTTTTTACGGGGCGTCCTCGATTGCCGACGTGCAATTCTGGACTGCTCCCGTTAAGTGTGAAGTGGTAGCAGTGCGTGAAGTTCACGCCACTGCTGGTAGCGATGGCAGCGCCGTAACCGGCACCGTTCGTCGTTGCCAAGGCACTGAGGCCGCCACCGCTGGTGACGACCTGCTGAGCGCCACCATCAACTTCAAAGGCACTGCTCTCACCGAGCAAACTCCTGCCTTGACCGCCACCACTGCCGACCTCACCCTTGAGGTTGGTAACCGGCTGTCGCTGGACGTTACTGGTACCACCACCGCATTGGCTGGTGTAATCCTGACCGTGCTACTGAAGCGCGTCTGATGGGGCTGTTCGCTTTCCGGCGACTGCGTGAACTGGAGGCTGCTGCTAACGCGGCGGCCTCTTTTTCTATTGCGGAGCCTACGCCTACACTGGAACTACAAGAGCCACTGAACGATGGCAATAGCAATCGTGGCCACAATAGGGGCCGCCGACGCAAACAGCTACCTGACGCTGGCAGCAGCGCAAGCGATCATTGATGGTTTCGTGCAGGATGCTGATGTAACCGCATGGGCATCGGCTACCACTGACCAAAAGAATCGTGCGCTGTTTAGTGCAACGCAACGCTTGGACCGCGAGCGGTTTTTAGGCGCCCGCGCTACTGATACGCAGGCTTTGCAGTGGCCGCGCACTGGTGTCCGCAAGCCTGACACCTATATCAACACCTACGCCGTTGGCTTCCCGTTTCGCATTACAACGGATTATTACACCGACACCGAAATCCCGCAGCAGGTGCAGTACGCGCAAGTAGTGCTAGCAACGTACCTCAACAACAACCCCGATGGCATCGGCCTTAGCGGACTTGAGGACTACAAAAACGTCAAAATCGGCAGCATTGACGTGACGCCAAACCTTGGCTACGGCGCCGTTGGTGCTGATAAGATTCCGCCAATTGTTGAGCGGTATCTGACAGGGCTTAGAATTAGCGGACCAGGCAATGTTGCCATTAAGCGGAGCTGATCATGGGTTACGCCTATCCCGGCGCTGAGTTCATTGATGACACAGCAGCACATGCTGGCCGTTTCGGCAAGATCGTTGCGCTTGAAGATTCAGTGATCGCCAGCCTGACAGCCCAAGACTGGACCGGCAATACGCTTAGCGCCATACCCTTTAAGGCAAGCACCGAACTTGAAGGCGTGTTTACCAGCATCACATTGACCAGCGGCACTGTCGTTGCCTACAGGCTTTGATGGCTTACGTTCTCCCTGGTGGCGGTGATGCGGTAGCACGCGAAGGGTTTGAAATCCCTACGCATGATTGCATTGTCAATACATACGACGGCGCAAACAACTTGCTAACTGCAACATACAAGCGTGGCGGCACAAGCGGCAAAACCGTGGCAGTGCTGACAATGACCTACGACGGCAACAATAACCTGCTTACCGTTGTTCGGAGTTAAGCAATGGCCTTTAAGCTGAATCCGTTTACAAGTGGCCTTGATACAGTTCGCAACCAAATGCTGTGGGGATCGTTTTACGACACCACAACGCAAACTGCACAGGCGGCCAATACGGCATATTCCGTCGGCATCAACAGCGCTGACCCAGATAACAGAGGCATCAGCATTGCCAGCGAATCAAGGCTAACATTTTCCAGAAGTGGTGTTTACAGTATCACTTACTCTGTGCAATTTGTAAACAGCGGCAATTCTATTCACAACATCAACATCTGGCTGCGCAAGAACAATGAAAGCAGCGCTGGCGACGTGCCAGCTAGCGACAGCCGGTTTAGCATCATTGCAAGGCATGGCAACGTTGATGGCCACGTTATTGGTTGCGTCAACTACGTTCTAAAACTTGCAGCTAATGATTATTTGGAGCTAATTTGGTCTACCACAAACGTAGCCGCTAGCATCCAATCGCTTCCATCGTCGCCATCGGGACCAGCGCATCCGTCTGTTCCCGGCATTATCCTGACAGCAGTGCAAGTTGCGTGATGACGCTAGCTAGCCCGCTACGGAAGGTTGCCAGCAAGTTGATGGCAAAGTTTGGCGGCACGGCAACCATTCGCCGTGTAACGCTGGGCTCCTATAACGCAACTACTGGCACCGCTGCTGAAACCACTACTGACACCGCCGTGCGTGGCGTACTGCAGGACGTGAATCTGCGTGAAGTGAATGATCTGATCCAAGCAGGCGACAAGCGGTTGCTGATTGCAGCGGCAGACCTTGCTAATGCGCCGACCACTGCTGACCGCGTGATCATTGCAAATATAGCCCATCAGGTGATTCAAGTGCAGACCATCGAGCAAGATAATATCGCCATCACCTACGAATTGATTCTGAGGGCATAATGGCACGCACCATCCGTGTTGCTGATATCGGCGACTACGCCAGCCAGCAGTTTGAGAAACTGCTGCGTGTTGCGGTGCTGGAAACTGACAGCCGCGTTAAGCTGCTAAGTCCTGTTGATACGGGGCGTTTTCGGGTTAGCTGGCAAGTGGGTGAAAACGCAGCACCAGGCGGGCAAAAGCCTGAAGGCAGCTACACGACCACAAAGTTTGGCAGTGCTCCCGCTGCACAAGCCGCAATTCCTATTGAGCGGCTTGGCTACAGCCAAGAAAAACTCGGCAACATTTACAGCGTGCACAACAACCTGCCGTACGCCGAAAAGCTGGAAACTGCGCCGTTGAGCAAAGGTAGCAGTCTTCAAACTGACGGGCCGGGATGGGTGCAAGGCATTGCCAAAGACATCCAAGGCTTTGTCGTTGCCAATGCCGCAAAGATCGGCAGGGAATCATGAGCAGCACCTACAACGACGTTCGCGCTGCCATCGAAGGGCGCATCGCAACTGAGCTGGCGGTAGCACCTGTATATCCGGTGAGCTATCAGAATGTACCATTCACGCCGCCTAACAACACGCCATGGGTGCAGGTGTTCATCCGCTTTGGCGATAATGCCTATGCAACGCTACGACCGATAGGTAGCGCTGGCTTCAACCGGCAGAACGGCACATTGGTGGTCAATGTCTTCACTCCCGTAGGCGTTGGGACTGCCGCTAACTTCACCATTGCAGAGCGGCTAAAGGACTTATTTGACCGCGTAAAGTTATCGAGCATTATCTTTGACGCCGCATCAGGCCCGGCGCAGGTAGCACCAGCAGCGCCTGAGGCGTATTATCAGACGCAACTTACGATTACCTTTGAAGCCTATTTAGACTGACACAGCCACTACCGTTCACAAAATGGCCGTCACTGTCCTGTCCGGTACGTCCGGCGCTCTCTACTACAAGCCCGCCGGCACCACCGGCACCTTCGGTGAAGCTGGCGTCAATGTCAGCACTGATGTCATCACCGTTGAGCCATACCTGAATTTCAAAGCTGGCGACCCGGTGAAGTTCCGCGTGATCAACAGCCAGACCGGCGGCTCTGGTACTGGCACGCTGCCCGCACCGATTGATGCAGCTACCACTTACTTCGTGTTGACCTATACGGCAGCGACTGGTGCGTTGACCGTTTCAGGCACGCTCGGCGGCACCATCCTCGCCATCACCGACGATGGCACTGCCGTAGCGCCCAACGAGTTTGAGGTTTACTACGCAGCATTTGCCTCGGTTGGACAAGTGCAGTCATGGTCATTTGAAATCAGCCGCGCTGAAATCGACGTGACCACCATCGGCCAAGCTGCTGGCCAGTATGCACCTTTCCGCGCTTACATCCCCGGCTTTGCTGATGGCACCGGCACCGCTACCGTCTACGTCACCAACGAAGACGCAGCGCTGTCGAACCGGATGGTCGAGGACGTGCTGCAGCGCCAGCAAGTTGGTTGCGGCTTCAAGCTGTACACCGACCTGCAGGCAACCGAGGCCCTTAGCCGCAGCATCGCCATGGATGCTGTACTGCTGAGCGCCAGCCTGAACATCAACCCAGACGATGCTCAGCAGGTGGAAATCACCTTCCGCCCGAGCGGTGCTCCTACGTTTGACTTCAGCACCAGCGCCTGATAAACCATTACATACGCCCTCGGCTTGCGCTGGGGGCTTTTTTATGCTTAAAGTAATAGCGAATCACTGATATTCATGGCAACCACGTCTGCGCTGTCACGCCTCAAGAAAGCAGCTAATCTGACGCCCGTTAAGCGTACGGTGAAGTTAAACGACGGCAGCGAGTTCGAGTTTTACTCAGCGCCGCTTACGATGTCCGAACGCGAGCGGGCGCAAAAGATGCCTGGCGGCGATGACCCCAATGGGTTTGCATTGAACCTGCTGGTCACCAAAGCAGTAGATGATGCAGGGCAGCGATTGTTTGCTGCTGGCGAGATCGCTGAGCTGAAGAACGAGGTAATGGACGCCGACCTGCAGGCATTGATGCTGGCGATCATCACCAACCCCGAGGAGGAAGAGGTTGACATGAAAAGCACTCAAGCGGGAGCTAAGTAAAGACAACCTGCTACTGCTGCAACTTGGTATTGCGAAAGAGCTTGGCTACTCATTGGCCAAGCTCAACCAAGAGGTAACACTAGAAGAGTTGCTGGTATGGTCAGCTTATTTTGAGCTGCAGAACGAAGAGCAGGAACGTAGAATGAAGCGAAGACGGTAGGTCGGCTGTGTCGGTTGTCGCAAACGTTGCTATTAACGTTGACAGCCGTAATGCGGTCAGCAAGCTGCGGCAGGTTAATGACGCCGGCAGCAAACTTGAGCAAACATTCAAAGGCGTAGACGGCAAGCTGCGTGACGCAAACGGCAGGTTTATTAAACTTGGCGATTCGGCGCAGGCCTCTACTAGTAAGATCAATGTTCTCGCCCGCGCATTATCAAATCTAGGAACCGGCCTAGCGGTTGCAGATGTTGCAAGAAGGTATTTTAAAGGATTCAACGAAGCGGAAAAAGCTGCAGCGGCAGTCCGCACACTTGGGGTAGACAGCAAAGCATTAGAAGGCAATCTTTTAGGCTTAAGCCAAAAACTAGGAGGTCTTTATTCGCAAACTCAGTTGCTAACAGCAGCCTATGATGTAGCTTCGTCTGGATTCGCCAATGCAGCGGATAACACAAAAGTCTTAGAAGCTGCAGCCAAAGGCGCAACAGGCGGGCTATCAGACATTAACACCGTTGGCAATGCTGTAACCAGCGTTCTTAACGCTTACGGCAAGTCGGCGGATGATGCTGCATCGCTGGTAGATGGGTTTATACAAACTCAAAACGACGGCAAAATTATATTAAATGAATATGCAGGGCTTATAGGCCGACTTGCTCCTACTGCTAAGGCTGCAGGTGTTGGCATCAATGAAATGAATGCCGCCATAGCCACAATAACCGCGCAGGGCGTACCGGTTGAAGCAACATTTACCGGATTAAATCAAGCGTTGGTTTCAATTTTAAAACCTAGCCAAGAAGCTGAAGAGCTTGCAAAATCTTTGGGCATACAATTTAACGAAGCAGGATTACGCGCTAAGGGGTTTGGCGGTTTACTTGAGGAAGTAAAAACAAAAACAGGAGGCAGCACTACCCAGCTCGTTAAGTTGTTTGGCAGCGTAGATGCGCTTAAAGCAATTCTTCCGCTTGTCAATGATGATCTGGTTAAATATAATCAAAACGTTGCCAAGCAAGCCAACGCTAGCGGAGTAGCAGAAAAGGCAACCCAGGAGCTTGGCGGTACGGTGTCAAGTGAAATATCAAAAATGGTCAACCAAATTGGCAATTTAACTAGAGCCCTTGATACAGTGCTGGGCCCGTCATTGGGCGGCATTGTTCGGCTTATTAACTTTGTAATCGCAGAAGCAACAAAAGGCATCCAAGTATTAGGACAATTGTTTTCAATGAGCCCTAACAAAATGATTGCGCAGCAAGCTGTGCAGTCAGGGCAAATAGGAGCCGCACCAAGAACTCTTGCTGGCATTGATGAAACAATTGGCGAAAAGCGCAGAAAGTCATTGCAGCAACAAGCTGGCGCTGGCACTGGCTTTTTGGGACTTGGAATGAATACAGAAAAGTTTATGCAACTGCTAAAGCAGCAGCCTGAATTTAAGTCGCCTGTTGCATCCAAGCCAACACTGCCTGCGCTGCCCAATGCGCTTAATACGCCCTTAGGCGCTACGGTAGGCGGCGGCGGCGGCCGCAGTGCAGGCGGTGGTGGCGCCAGCAAAGCTGCTGACGAAGCCAAGCGGCTGGCGGATGAACTGCAGCGGTCAGTTGAGCGTGGTAATGACCTGTTCCGTCAATTCTCTCGCCAAGCCGTATTACTCGGCACCACATCCGAAATTGAACGCAAGCGACTGCAGATTCAATATGAGTACCAAGACCGTGTGCGCGAGATAAATGAACTTAAAGATGCAGAACAGAAAGTAAACTTGATGGCGGTCAATGATGAAATCAGAAGGCTGCAAACATTAGAGCTGCAAACTGAAGAACTTAAGAAGCAACTGGAAGTCTTTTATGAGCTTGCTGGATTGTCGATGGGTGGGATGCTGCCCGGCGGCGCTGGTGCATTTAGAACAGATGTAAACCTTGATCCAAGTGATCGCGCGCAGCAAAAGATTGATGAGTATAAAGCCAAGCTGGCTGAATTGCAAGATCCAATCAACATGGCGCAACGCGGCGCTCAGGGCATTGGTGATGCTTTTTCATCTTCATTCCAAGGAATCATCACAGGAACACAAAGCGTTCAGGAATCTTTGGCATCGTTCTTCCAAAATATAGCCAAGTCATTCATTGATATGGCAACTGAGATTATTGCTCAAATGGTTGTCATGTATGCTTTCAAGCAGTTGCTTGGGTTGTTTGGCGGCGGCGCAGGCATTGGCCCGGTTGGCAACTTCAGTGGTGCATTTAGCGGCACTGCATCATCGTTCAACCCATCATCGTTTGGGATGGGTTTGATCCCCGGTCGCGCCAACGGTGGCCCGGTGTCGGGCGGTCAGATGTACATGGTGGGCGAGCGTGGCCCCGAGCTGTTCGTGCCAGGCCGCAGCGGCACCATCGTCGCTAACGACAAGATGGGCGGCGGCAGCACCAATGTGGTCGTCAACGTAGACGCCAAAGGCAGCAGCGTAGAAGGCGACGAGCAAGGCGCTAACCAGCTTGGCCGCGTCATCAGTGCTGCAGTACAGTCAGAATTGATTAAACAACAACGCCCAGGCGGCATCTTGGCACGCTAATGGCTACCTTCCCCGACTACAAACCCCGCGTTGGCGCCAGCAAGAGCAGTGCGCCTACCGTGCGCTCTACCAAGTTTGGCGACGGCTACGAGCAGCGCGTACGGTTTGGCCTCAACCAAGACCCGAAGGAATGGACGCTTGAGTGGAATGTAACCGAAGAAGTATCTGACGAGATCGAAGCATTCCTCGAAGCCCGCGCTGGTGCCGAATCATTTGACTGGACGCCACCGGATACCAGCACCAGCTACAAGTGGATCTGTAGCGAGTGGCAAAAATCAATCGATGAGCCATTTCGTGCTGTCATTCGCGCTACGTTCAAGCAGGTATTTGAACCCTGATGGCTGTACCATTTTCCGACCTACAGGCCATTGCACCTAGCGCTGTAATCGAGCTGTTTCAGCTTGAGCTAAATGCAACGCAGCACGGTGTAAATGAGACTTATTACTTCCACGCTGGTGTTAATGCTGACGGCAACGGCAATATCATCTGGAATAGCCAGACGTATCTAGCTTTCCCAATCGAGGCAACAGAGTTTGAATACACGGGCACTGGTTCATTGCCACGCCCCAAGTTGCGCGTTAGCAATATCTTTGGCACCATCACGGCACTGATTTTGTCGTTGCCTAATGGTTTAGAAGGCGCCAAGGTGACACGCATCCGCACGTTGGCACGTTACATCGACGGTGCTAACTTCCCTGGTGGCACCAACCCATACGGCACGCCGGACCCGACCGCCGAGTTCCCGCGTGAGATCTATTATGTCGATCGCAAGGGCGGAGAGAATAGAGATCTCATTGAATTTGAACTTGCCGCCGCTTTTGACCTTGTAGGTGTCAGAGCACCCAAGCGGCAATGCGTCAGCAATATATGCCAGTGGATCTATCGTGGCTCCGAATGCGGTTATACAGGCAATGCATATTTCAACTTTAATGATCAGCCAGTTGGATCCATTGGGGACGATGTGTGCGGCAAACGGTTGAACAGTTGCGAACTGCGGTTTGCACAACAGCGGCTTCTTGGCAACGTAACCACCGGCAGCAATATCCTGACGCTTACGCAGGCCACCAATTTTGACGTTGGCACTCCGGTGACGGGATTCGGCTTGCCAAGTGGCACCATCACCACCAATACAAACACCGCGCTAATAACGCTAAGTCAAAACGCCAATGCATCAACAAACCGCAGTACGACGGGCACATTGCAGACCAACTTGAGCCAAATCATCGTGACAGACGCTACCGGTATAGCCCCTGGGATGACAGTAACAGGCACATACCTAGCTGCTAATACTCAAGTGGTTGCAGTCT